GAAATATTATTAGCTAAGGAGGAAGGCGAAGAACATAGCAGTAGCAGCATAACGAGCAGATAAGTAAATTGCTTTATCTTTACTATGTGCATTCTTAAACCACTCTTTGAAATTGAATTGTATTGATTTGTCTAATTGCTTTAATACTAGTCGCATACAAATATAAGCTACAATAGCTGTTGTTAATTTAATAGCGAAAGCAATTAAGGGGAAGAATATTGTTTCCATTTGTATCCTTATGTTTATTAACTCACCTAGAGTTGGATTAGTAAAGTAAGGCCATATCTAAATTAGAGCTTCAATTGTGCATTACCCTATTACAAATGAGCCATTAATTATAAGATAAGTTGGGGAGCCTAGGTTCCAAAGCTCAACCGTACCATCTATGTTAACCCTAATCTCACAGTTTTGAGCATTGGTAGCACATGATATAATTTCTTTCTCTTTAGGTCTCATTCCAACAGGAAGAGTGCATAGTATGGTTCCATTTGTTGTTGTGCCTGTTGATAGCGTGCCTGATAGATGTACCCTACCGTCTAGCGTTGGATGCACCTTAAACTTTCCATAACCTGCAAATGTAACCCAACCGTTCTGAAGTAAAGCGGTAGCATCTTGCGCCTCACCATACCAAATACTAGTAAGACCATTGAACCTGTGTCTAGCGGCTAAAACACCTTTAGTATACCCAGTGTGGATACCTTGCATGGGATAGTTAAGTTGTAGTATACCACCATCAGATTGACGAATGTTCATGCTTACACCGTTATACGGGCTCGATGCGTCCATTCTGTCTAAGTCGATACCTGCTTTGAATGCCGTAGCTAAATCAGTACCTTTGCGGACAACACGACCGAGAGAGGAGTTTCTAAAATTGTTACACTTCCATCCAATACCATACTTTGGCATTACATATTCAGCAACAGCAGCCACTTGGTGTTCATACATGACGTCATGCGGGTGGATTGCCCTAGCTGGTGTTGATGGGTTACCATCAGAGTCAGATGCATCCATCCATAGTCCAGCAGCGCCGTGAGCAGACTGAACCATCGCATATGTATCAACAAAAGCACACTGATAGTCTAACGCGATTTGCCGTAATCCAGCGTTCAAGCGCTCAAAATACACTTCATCTCGACCCTTCTCTACATCATTCATAGGGCCCGGAGTACATAAAACCATACTCATTTGAGACACGTTTCTTGTTGCTCTAGCTTGAGCTACAGCGCTACGAATAATAGCAAGTGTTTCTAATACGCCTTGTTTTCTTAGTGCGTCGGTAGATGTATCTTTGAAAAACGGATCGTTTGCACCCCATCGCATGATATACAAATCAGGGTTTAGTGCTAAATCTCCATTTATATAGCTATCTTTCCATTGCTGAGCTGTTGAACCTGATTGCCCCCTGTTATTCACACCTACATTTATGTAGCCATTGTTCAGTGCAGTTTGTGTGAAGATTGATTCTGGCTTTGCATAACTACCCCCAACTCCAAACGTTGTAGAGTCTCCACTAATAACAATAACTTTCTGTGTTACAGTACCAGCAACAGTTTCATTATCCCCTACAAACTTTTCAAACCAGTGTTGTAAAGTTTCAATTCCGAAGCATGGTAATTTTTGAGTTACTTTGGGGTTTACAACTCGTCCAGTTGTTCTATTGTGTAGTAGACCCATTTCTGATACATCCCCCTGCGCACCTCCAACAAACGTTCCAACAACCGACTCAAGTAACATTGTGTCCAAATCTGCAACGGATTGATTAGCTAAAGTATCTAATGTTGACCCGTCACCGATCGCCCCGCTATCAAGGGAATCGGGGATTCTATCAAACTTCTCTTTTAATGTCACATTGTAATGTAGGATGTCAGCAGCATTATGAGTTGACCCATCCGCAGGGTTTCGGCCCCCTAGGTCATTGTGGTTGTATAATGACAGATCAAAATTATCTACCAACACAATCTCAATACTATCACTCCCATCTCCAAACTCAATATTATATTTACCATTAGGCGCGTAGAAACTATAACGGCCAAAGTCATCCGTAACAAATGGATTATTCTTTTGGACTGAATTAATATCGTCAACATCATAAATTACAGCTAATGTATTACCTGACACATTCCTAACAACAACAGTAGTACCTACAGACGCATTTCCATCTACTACATCATCATATTTGCGAAGTAGAGTCCCGTTCCATTTTTGCATTAATTATTTCTCCTCGCACAATGATATGCGTTTAATGTTAATTTTATTTGTTATGTAATTGGCTAATTTAATCAACCAAACATTTAATTTTTTATACCAAGGTGATGTTGATATTAATATTGCTATGATACATTCAAACAACACTGAATTAATATAAACCCAGTAGGTATATAGTGGTTGAATGCTTATATCAATGTGATTATATGTATTAACTAATAACGATATTGATATAGATAATAATAACAGTAATCTTACCTTACCTTTAACTACAAAATATGTAACTAATAGCCACAGCATATCTAGCCCACATCTTGTTAGGAAGAAATAATCTGGTATATTTGATTTTATATATGGTGTTATGTTTTGGTCTACTGTCATTATAAGAGCATATGCAACACAAAGTTTTAAATATCTATTATCAGCTACAAACGGGAGTAATAGAAATAACATTGTGTAATAGGATAGGAATCCAAATAAATATGTTACCATAGATTACTCCCGTATTGACTACTTAACTTTCTTTTCTTTCTTGGGGATTGATTTTTGTTTCTCACGAACTGGGGGATTAGTATCTGACGGCATTAATCATTTTTCCTTTTTGGTATGTTGTTTTGTAATACTGCAATATCTACAGCTACTGTTTTTAACAGTGATGTTAAATCTTTAATTGCAGCTGTTTGGCTTTTGGTGTCTGTTGATAAGTGTTCTAGCGTTATTTCCATAGGGCGCATTCTAAGGATAATCTGGTCTTCTGTTTCTTTCTTAGTGTACATATCATCCAGTCTCCCCTTATCTTTCCTACGTTCCCATTCATAACGGGCAATAACACCCCCACAGATAAGCCATCCAAACTTAGCGATAGCTGATACAATAGCTTCCATGTTAACTCACCCTTAACCATTTATTCACTACAATGTATGGTTGTATGTTGTTATGTGATTGACTACCACCCGCAGATGATGTAGCTGCTGTTTTGTAGTTATCATTAGATGGAGCTTGTGATGGATAACCTTCGATATCCCAACCAGCACCACCTGTCTTACCTACAATACCACCAGTGTGCGTGTGTGTTGGCATTTCTGCTGCTGATAGTAAGTGTTCATATTCACCACCTGTAGCTCCCGCATTGAATGCTTTAACAACACCACGACTATCTGTTGTACTACCACTACCAATTGTAACTCTGCCCTGTCCAAATACAGTCCACACACCATAACCAAATAGAGAGTTAGGGTTTGCTGTTGTACCACTTAATTCAATCACCATACCGATAGGTACTTGTGATGGTGCTGCCACTTGTGATTTAAGTTCTGCTATCTGTTCTGCAAAGTTATTAAACATCCAGTTAATCTCTTGTGCAGTAGGGAAACTATCTGGTACATATCCATACTGCCTTAGATTGGGTGTTGGTCTAACCTTATTATCTGTCCCATCTGGGAATACGAAATCATCCGTAGCCCAATCGGGGTTGTCTGCTGGGAATGCCATTATTATTCCTTTTGATTAAATGTTGTTAAAACCCATTATCCAAGTCATTAACTGCAATAAGAGTAACTTCTTTTTGTTCACTAATAAGTGATGTTTTATTTCTCACAGTAAATATGAAGGAACCACTACTATTGATACGTCCAAATGATGAGTTATATATATTAATAGAAAACTCTCTGTTGGATGTAAGTGCTTGCCATATATCAATCTGTGGTGGGGACGATAAACTATTACCACTTGTCTTAGTTACATAAACCTCGTAGTCATCTGCTGCACTAACACCAGTAGTCTCTAAGTATGCAATTGGTGTTCTATCCCCATCTTGGTCATATGGAGTTACAAACCCATCAGTACCAAAGCGTAATCCAATTATGGTGGTCCTCTTAGCATTAGGAACTGTTGCACCAACATATAACACTGTCTCTGAGTATGAAGAAGCTAAACCTAAGCCACTCACGATACCACCTGTAGGTTCCACTGTGTAAGAGACTGAATTACTATTAGCAATATATGTTCCATCGCTATTCTCTGCTATCACTCTACAGTAGACTAACTTATCTATATCTCCAGCTAGTAATGTGTATGTGAGTGTTGTTTCCCCGTCTACTGCAAGTCCATCAACAAACCACTGATATAAATAAGTGATAGGTTCTGCCCCTGTCCACTCACCTTTATTAATAGTAAGGGCACTTCCTTCAGCTAGAGATGTATATTCTAGGAATGGGGATATAGTTGGGACTGGTGGGTTGTTTGCGGGAGGGATATAAGTCTCCACTCTTTGGAATCTAGGGTCATCATACACACCAAATTCAGTACGGATAAGACTAGACATCTGCCCCTGTGGTGTTTCAAAAGCTATACTACTTAAAGGGAAAGCTAATGGATTACCAGCAAACCCAAATGGGCGTTTAGGTTTATCAATTAGCCTAACCCCAGTGTTTACAG